AGAGTAGACCGAAGCCCACTAGTCTGTCACGTAAGTCACATGAAGGAGGGCGCTGAGTGACCGCCGAGACGCCCCTGTACCTCCGCGTCGCCGACGAGCTGCGCGCCCGCATCGAGTCGGGTGAGATGCCGCCCGGCGCCCGCCTCCCATCCGTCGCCGAGCTGATCCAGCAGTACGGCGGCAGCAACAGCGTGGCCACCCGCGCGTACCGGCTGCTCGTCGATGAGGGCCTCGTCGTGTCCCGACACGGTGCCGGCCACTACGTCCGCGGCACCGAGACGCCCGAGCTGCTCGTCCGTCGTCACCGCCGCCGCAGCGAGGACAGCCCGTTCGCGCAGGGCGCGGCCGAGCAGGGCGCGGTGGGAACGTGGCGGCACGAGTCCACCACCGAACAGGCCAGCGAGACGGTGGCCGCCCGGCTCGGCCTCACGGACGGGGACGCGGTGATGCACACCTCGTACGTCTACCTCGCCGACGACCGGCCCGTTCAGCTGGCCGAGTCGTGGGAGCCGCTCACCCTCACCGGGCAGTCCCTCATTGCCCTGCCCGAGGTCGGACCGTACGCCGGTGTCGGTGTCGCCGCGCGGATGCGGGTCCTCGGGATCGAGGTCGGCGACCCGGTGGAGCGGGTGCGGGCGCGCATGGCCACGCGCGCTGAGGCGCAGGCCCTCGGCATGACACCGGCCGGTCCCGTCCTCGCGATCGAGCGGACCTACTACGACCAGGCCACCGGCCGGCCCGTGGAGACAGCGGACGTCGTCATGCGCGGTGACCGGTGGGTGGCGGTATACGGACAGGAACCCACCGGCCGGGCCTGAGGTCACACTCCAGTTCGGTTGTACTCGTCGATGCGCTCGGGCGGGGCCGGCGGCTCAATGCGGTGCTGCCGCATCTGGCCAGTCAGCTCGGACACGTCCCCGCTGACCGCCCGCACCAACGAGGTCAGGCTGTCGATGCGCCGCTCCTGCCGCTCGATCCGGCGCTCCAGCCCTTCCCGTATCTCCCTGAACGCGGCGAGGTCCGCCTGCCGCTGCGCGGGCTCGGCCGCGGCCTCGGCCGCCGCGCGCTGCGCCTCGGACGTCGTACGGGCAGCCGCCCGGGTGGCGCGCGCCGCGAACAGCCCAGACCCCAGCAGCGCCAGCGCGCCGAGCAGCGACCCGACGATGCCGGCCACCACCCCCCATGCTCCGCTCACGGTCTCTCCCATGGTGCACAGTGGGGCATCTCGTACTCCGGCACGGACGCGGCCCACAGGATCATTCCGACGTGGCTGGTGGCGTACCAGCCGAACACCGCCAGTCCGCGCGGGAAGTCCCCGGATGCGGCCCCCCATAGAAACGCCGAGCCCCACACGAACGGCGGGCCGAGAGCGGCGATGAACCCCCACCGGTCCCGGCCGATCCGCAGCCACGCCGAGCCGAACGTCACCGCCCCGCACACCACCCACACCGAGGCCCACCAGCGCAGGTCTGCCCAGCGGGTGAGGGCTTCCAGCCCACGCGGGTTGGGATCGGGGCTCAGGATGTAGCCGAGGCCGTAGCACATCTTGCCCGTGCCGAGCAGCACGAGTGCCGTACCGCGGCGGCCCAGACGAGCACCGAGCCGCCGGACCGCCGCGCACATCACACGCCCGTCTTCGGCTTGTTGGGCACGGCGTAGGTGATGCCCCACGCGCCGAGCACGGCGAGCGCGATGGTGACGCCCTCACCTGTGGTCAGCACGTTGTCCTGTACAGCGGCGACCGCAGCGGCGGAACCCGCAGCGATGCCCGCGACGAGCGACTTGGCGATGCTGGCGATTCTCATGATCATGTCCTGTCTGTTGTTGGGGAACTGGCCGGTTGGCTCAGCTGCTGGTGGCGTCGAGTCGGATGTCGATGGACTCGATGGCCTGCTCGATGCGGGCAATCAGCGCGTCCGGGTCGATCGCCTCGCTGTTCGCGGCGAGCGCGGCCACGGTCCGGGTGAGCTCGGCGAGCGCGGCGCCCTGCGCGGCGAGCTTCGCCTCACTACGACGGGCGATGATGTCGAGGTTGCCGATGGCGGTGGCCAGCCCGATGTACGGGTTGTCCGTCGCGCCGCTGGGGTTCCGGATGACGCCGTCCAGGGTGAGCACCCGGCGGGCGATCAGGTCTGCGTCGTACGCACTGATGGTCATGTCGTCCTCCTCGGACGGGGTCGTCGGGGTGCCCTGCGCGAGGGCGATGATCCGGGGGAAGTCGATCGCGCCGGGGTCACCGTGGTCGTTCTCCGGGACGTGCATGTGACCGCACACGCCCGAGAACCCTTGCCACTGGGCGCCGCTCATCCGTTGCCCGCCGGCCGACCCGAACTAGCCCGGGAACGCGGGCCACGACGCCGGGCCCCGGAGCGGCACGCCGTGCACGGCGTGCATCCACCGCAGGAACGCGGCGATCTCAGCGAGCGCCCAGTCCGGAGCCTCGGGCCAGAAGATGTGCGGGGTGCTGCCCCACTTCCGGTGCGTGGCCGGGTCGCAGGTGCCGACCAACTCCACCTGGCAGACGTTGAGCGTGTTCGTCTCCACGCCCCCGCCGAGGTTGCGCAGGGCGCGGCTGGAGGTGTCGATGCCGAAGTGCTGGAACCAGCGCAGCCGCTTCCCTGCGAAGTCCGGGACCGCGGTCAGGTTCGGCGCCGAGCCGCCACCGCCGTAGCTCGGCAGCGACGTCCCCTCGGTGGTGTGCAGCACCACCACGTTGACCTCCATCGGCGAGCCGGGGAAGTCGTCCTGGTACCAGTAGTCCCGGCTCGCGCCGGGGTAGATCTGCGGTCCGGTCCGTGTCATGCGCGTGCCTTTCAGAGGAGTCGGGCGTATCGGGGGGCGCAGCCGATCGAGCCGCCGCCGCCCCACTTCCCGCCGGTCGTGGCGCCGGACGTGCGGCGGATCTGCACCTGGACCTTCAGCTGCGTTGCGGCCCGGTACGGGGTGAGGTCGAACGACAGCGCCGGGAAGACGTAGCTGAAAGTCGGCAGGACCGTGCCGGACGCCGACGCGACGCCGTCCAGCAGCACCTGCCATTCGCCACCTGTGTTGACGCTGGAGACGCTGTCTCCGATCAGCACCAGGCCGAGCGCCAGCGTGGCCGTACGCGGGCTGAGGATCGTCTCCCACACCGTCGTGAACGCGGTGTTGTCCTCGTACACCAGGCCGTGCAGCGACGTCGGGTAGAACGGCAGCTCGTCCCGCTCCCACCCCGCGCGCTGCAACTCGGCCACCGACCGGCGCAGCTCGGCGATCTCCCGCAGCAGGTCCGGGGGTCTCTGAACTCTCGGCACGTCACACCCCCACGCACATCAGGCGGACACGCTCCGGGCCGGCCGCCGCCGAGTTCTCGATGCCGACGATCCGCAGCACACCCTCACGGCCGGACGGCGACTGAGGCTCGGGCTCGATGACGAACAGGGCCTCGTCCCCCACGGAGTAGCTACCGAACGCGGGGTCGCTGTCCGCGCTGACCTCGAACCACGGTTGAGCCTCGGACGCCGTCCGCGCCTGGAGGTCCGCCGTGGTCATGCCCTGCACCTGCACCTCGTCGACCACGCCCTCGTAGGTGGCCACGCCCTCCAGCAGCGGCCACCCCGCATCGAGCAAGTCCTGAGCGGTCGAGGTCTTCACGATGCGGGCCTCGCCCGTACCGGCGCCGAGCCCGGACATCTCCGTCACCAGCGCGCCATCCTCGGGCCAGTCGTAATCGATGATCGACCCGTAGTCGCCGCCCTTGCTGAACACGAGGCCGGACTCGCTGGCTGTGCGTCCGCGGCGGGGGAACCATGTGCGGGCCTGCTTGTACCGGCGCGGGGCAACGTTGTTCGCGGCCTGCGTGTAACCAACCTCAATGGCGAAGTCGAACCCGTCATCCGCCGCCGCCAGCTCCGAGATCGCCTTGTAGATCTCGGGCCGCTCGTAGCCCGGGTACGTCACCATGCGGGTGATGCCGTGACCGGGCGCCGTCAGAGGGTTGATGTCCAGCCCGATGGACCCGCCCGGCTGATCCTCGGCATACCGCAACAACGACCACACGATGAACTTCTGGTCGCTGTACAGCCGCTGCCCACCTTGGTCGACGAACGCCGGATTCGTGAGCAGACTCGTGTCCGTGCTCAGCGTCTTCTTCACGTAGCGGCGCTGGTAGTAGGACAGGAACTCCGCAGCCTGAATGGCCTTCCCACCATTCGCTCGCTCACGGGTCCACACGATCCCGCCCCACACGAGCGTGCCGTCCCGGTCGACGTACACCGCGGTCCGGCCCGGCTGCGACGCCGTCTCGGGATCGAGCGGCAACGTCTCGTCGTTGTACGGGATCGTCCCGCGCAGGGTCCCGATGCCGTTCAGCTCGAACCCGTACGTCACCCCCGACAGCGGCAGCTCGGCGAGCAGGGTATCCGTGCGCAGGTCGCAGAACAGGTAGGTGTAGGTGTGCTCGGGGTACTGATCGGCGCCGGGCGCGGGCGCGAAGAGGACGGATGCGTCGAAGGTCATCAGGCCACCCTCGTCAGCCGCATCCAGCTGTACTTTTTCATTGTCGTCGCGGTCGCGTTGGCCGTGGCCTGCGCCCACTCCAGCGTGATGTTTCCGGCAGTGGCCGCCGTCTCGACCATCCCGGACAGGTGCATCCCGTACACCGAGCTGGCGACCGGCAAGCCGTAGCCCCTGTTACCGGCGTTGAGCGCGGTTGCAGTGAGCCGCACGATGTCAGAGTCCGACGACGCGGCGGGCCCGTTGCCGATCAGCGACCAGAAACCATCCGACCCGGACGGGCCGGTGAGACCGCACAGGAAGTCGGGTGTCACGCTCGCTGAGGTGACGTACAGGATGCCGTCCAGCTCGTACACCGCGTTAGCTGCGGCGGGGATGAACAGCTGGGTGTCCGCCGCCGCGGAAGCGGTGTTCGACCGTGACAGGTCGGACGTGCGCCGGGCTCGCAGCGTCCTGCCGATCGGCGATGCGCCGGCCGAGTCGAGGACCGCGGCTGTGGTCCCGTCGACCTTGCCGTACACCCACGTGTCCGTGTCCATCCGGTACCGCAGCTGGCCGGGGTGCGGCCGGGCCATGTCACTGCTGGATGAGATCGGCACGGCCCCGCCCAGCGCAACCGCGTACTGTCGGACGTCGGTGATGTTTGCCGCGGACACGCTCGTCTGGGACGGGCCGATCGCCAGGTCCGCCAGGATCTGTGCGTTGTTCGGCAGGGTGCCGCGCACCGTAGCGCCAGCGCTCGCAGCGTACGGGCCCTGGATGATCTCCAACCGCCACTCGGACACGGCACCCGCATACTCGGCGTCGTACACGCTCGCGATCACCGTGTCCTTGCGGAACTGGCCGGCGCCTCCCGCAGGCTGGACGGTGAGCGTCACGTCCGCGTCGTTGACGCAGACGTATGCGCCCTGCCCGCCGGTGTCGTGTTGGTCGATGATGCACATGCCGCCGGACACGATGACGGTCATGTTCGGCGTGGCCGCGGCTCGGACCTTCAACTGCTGGTTCTGGTAGGACGGCTTGACGCCCTGCCGGATGCGCACCGGGAACGCCTCGTCCACGCTGAACCCGGGGTAGCTGAGCAGGGCGGACAGGGCGAGCCGGTCATTGCGGGCCGGGTAGCTACCGGCCTGCATCCACGCCGGGGGATTGATCACAGCCACGGTGGATCTCCTCTCTCACAGGCTGGTGTCGCGCCACGTGACGGTCAGAAGGGACGTCTGGCCCGGGGCACCCGGAAGCGCGCTGCCGCGGTACGCGAGTTCGTTGGTGCCGGGCTGGAGCTGCGGCCACGTCGAACCCGCACGCACCCACGACCGGCGCGGACTGGACCCCATCAGCAGCACCGCCCGGGACCGCGTGTCGATCAGCAGGTACTCGCCCGCCTGGAGCGTGGCGTCCAACGTGATGACAGACCCGGTGTTGACCTGCTCGATCGCGGGGTTCGCCACGGGCCCATCCAGGCGCAGCACCGGGTACGCGGGCGCCGCACCCCCGTTGACCGCGGTGATCCGGCCGGACGTGCCCGCGCTGCCGTACGACCGCGGGTACGTGAGCGGGTACGTGCGGCCCGCCGACGGGCTGTACGCGGTCGTAGACGCCGACTGTTCCGTCAGCCCGTACAGGTACGGGTCGGCCGCGTAGAACTCGATCGCCGCATCACCGATGGACCACAGGTGTTCGGCGTCATACGGCACCGACCGCCGCCGCACCTTGGCCCAGACGAGCGTGTCCTGGTCGAGGAACTGGAGCGGGGCGGGTTGGCGTTGCGGCTGTGTCGCCGCGCGCAGGGCCAGCGTCAGCTCCCGCAGCTCGTCGGGGCTGTCGCCGCGCAGGCCGAGACCGAGCTGAATCACGCGGGGCCCGGTGTAGTCGGGGCCGGTGTACTCGCCGTGCTGCGTCGGACGCGGCATGTCCTCCGCGCGCACCTCGGGCAGATCGTCCAGACCCTCGATCGACGTGACGGCGTACCGGGTGCCGGGCCCGAACATCAGGTCGCCCCACTGGATGCGGCCGAGTCGCTGCTGTGTCATCGTCACCGCCCTCCGACGAGGCCGCGCCAGGACAGGGCCCGCAGGATGCCGTCCGGGCTCGCCTCGCTGCCGTACAAATGGAAGTGGGTGGTCTGGTCACCGGCGCGGCCCCCCGCGTACACCGCGGCCAGCTGACCGCCCGTCGGCGTACCGGCGAGCGCGGCCCCCACACCCGACGCCGCGTCGAGCGCGCCCAGGGCCATCGACCGAGCAGCGTCCGCCACGCGCTTGGCCGTGGCGAGGATGCCGCCGCGCAGGCCCTCGCCGTCCATGACGCCGATCTCCCGGAACGCCTCGGACGGGGAGTGCGTGCGGTGCACGTGCCGGACGGTGCTCAGCATGCCGAGAGCGATGCGCCGCATCTGCGCCTCGATCACCCGCTCCTGCGACCGCAGCCCGGCCACGAGCCCCTGCGCCGCGCGGATGCCCGCCCCGTACAGGGCGTCACCCACGGTGCTGCTGGTAGCCGAGGCGCTCTTGGCCAGCTGCCCCTGTAGGTCGTTGATCTTCTTCAGCTCGGCCGGGGTCGCCTTGGCCAGCGCGGCGGCCGTCGCCCCACCCGCCGCAACACCAGCGTCCGAGATCTGTTGGAGAAGGTCCGACCGCAGCCCCGACTTGGCCAGCTTGGCGATGTTGGCCTCGTACTCCTGCGTGGCCTTCAGCGCCTGCTGGAGCCCGACCGTGATCGCCGTGACGCTGTTGACCTCGGCGTTTCCCGTGGTGATGTTCGCGTCCGCGAGGATGTTCTGCCGCACGTCCGCGGCGTATTCAGCCCGCTGCTTCTGGAGGTCGGCCAGACGCTTCTCAGCAGCAGCCAGCCGCCGGATCACGCCCTCACGCTGCCGAACCAGGTCGGACAGTTGGCGTGTCGACCTCGCCAGCGATTTTGCGATGGCCGACCGCATGTCGCGGGGCAGCGCCCGCGTGAGCGCGGCCAAAGCCTTCTGCACCTGCGGTGTGGTGCCGTCGATGCCCTTGATGAAGCCGAGGATGACCGCACGTCCGGCCGGGGTGAGGATGGTCGCGTCCCGCTTGGCGGGGCCCTTCCAGTCCGGCAGGGAGCTGGTCAGTTCGCCCAATTTCGAGCGGACCTCGCCGAACATCGCGGCGAGTCCGTTGATGAACCCGCGGATCAGCGACTTGCCCGCCTCGATCAAGACGCTGTTCAAGTTGCCGATCGATTCGCGGGCCCGGCCCGGCAACCCCTTCACCCACTCGATGGCCGCGGAGATCTTCTCCCGGATCGCGGTGACCAGAGCCGAGCCAGCCCGGATCGCCGGCGCGGACACGGCCGACGCGAACGACGCCAGCGCAGACAACGACCTGCCGGGCAGGCCCGCGAGCCACTTGACCGCCGCACTCACCGCGTCGCCGATGAGCCGGCCGAGGGCCGAAGCCTTTTCGCTGATCCACGACGTAGCTTTGGAGACCCCGTTCTGCGCCATCTCCCACGCGCCGGAGAAATCGCCGGTCAGCAACTTGGCGACGAACCGCAAGACCGGTACGACGACGTTCGTGATGGTCCCGGCCAGGATGCTGGCCAGCGTGGTGGCGAGGCTGATCGCGATGTCAATCAGCGGCTGTATCGCGGGCAGCAGGTGGCTCAGGGCGAGAACGGCCAGCTTGCCGAACGCCTCCAGGATCGGGGACGCGGCGACGAGCAGCTCGGCGAACGCGGCGCCCAGCGTGACGAGGCTCGGCGCGAGTTGCAGCAGCAGGTCACCGAGCACCGGCAGCAGCGTCTCGGCCAGCTGCACCAGCAGATCAGCGAACGGCGCCACGAACTGCGGCATTTGCGCGAGGATCGGGCCGAGCGCCTGGAGCAGGACGTCCGCGACCTGCTGCACGATCGGCGCGATCTGCGCGAACACATCACTGAGCGCCTCAAACAGCGGCATCACCACGGGCAAGAGCGCGGTGATCAGCTCGCCGAGCACGGTCAGCAGCGGCGACGCCGCCACGACCAGCTCACCCACCGCGGTGGCCACCGCCTGTAGGACCGGGCCCAGCGCCTCGATCACGGGGCCGAGCGCATCGCCCAGCGTCTGGACGAGCAGCTGCACAGGGGGCCCGAGCGCCGTGAATACCGGGGCGATGGCCAGCAGCGCCGACGCGAGCAGCGGCGCGACTGTCGTGCCCACGGTGTTCATCGTCTCGAACAGGGACCGCAAGGCGTCCTGCACGGTCGCTGTGTTCGCGACGTCTGCGATCGCCCGGGTGACCTCCTGCAGAACGCCGATCAGGCCGCCGCCCCCGGACGGGACCGCGCTGAACACCGCGCCGATGATCTCGGCGACATTCGAGCCAACGTCGACGAGATCGCCGAGCAGGTCGATCGCGTGCTGAATGGCCTCCCGCATCCGGCCCGACTCGAACGCAGCGTTCAGCCGCTCGCCGATGGCGTTCGCCGAGTGCGCCGCCGCTGCGGTGAGCCCCTCGAAGGACGGGCCGGCCGCCGCAGCGATCTGCCCCAGCGACCGCGCCACGATGCCCGGCACACCGCTCAGGTGGCTCAGGCCCGCGGACGCTGAGCTGAGCGCCTGGCCAAGGGTGCCGTCCTCGGCAAGGTCTCGGGCCGCACCCATCGCACCGGCCGCCATGTCGCCCAGCGCGGTCGCGGTGCTGAGCAGGTTCGTACGCAGGACGGGGAGGACGACCTTGCCGGTGCGCTCCAGATTGTCGGCGAGGCCGCGGAACACCTCGTCTTGGACGTCCTGTTGGAGCGAGCGCAGGGCGGGCGCCGCGTCGTGCACGGCCTCGGCGAACTTGCGCGCCTCGGGGCTCAGCTTCTCCAGCGCCTCGGCGTATTCCTCCGCCTTGCCGGGATCGAGGGCCGCCGACAGGGCGTCTTCCATGCCGACCGCGGCCAACTTGATCGTGCCCTGCGCGAGTTTCACCGCGGCCAGACCCGTGACCGCGACACCGGCCGCGGGCGCAACGTTCGCCAGCGTCGTCACGAGGGAGGCGGCGGCCGGCACCGCGGCGCCGAGCTTGGCCGCTGCCCCGGCCACGCCCGACAGCGCGCCCACCGCGGAGCCCGCCGCGGAGCCGATCCGGCCGAGGACACCCGCCAGCCGCCGGGGCCGCTCCTCGTCAACGTCCACGTCGATGTCGACGTCCGTGTCGTCAACCCGCCGGGCGGCAGCCAGGAGGTCATCGAGGTGCCGAGCTGCGGCCCGTGTAGCGGCCTGAACGTTGATCTCGGGATGCTCATCCGACAGCCGCTGAATGTGTGGCTGGAGCTCCCGGATTCGGCGCAGGGCTTGGTCGATCGGAATGTCGATGCCGATGCGCTGGCTGGATAGCTCTTGCAGCTGCTCGCGGACGCGGGCCAGATCGCGGTCGACCTGATCGGAGTTCGCGTCGATCGGGATGTCCGGCAGGTGCGCGAGCAGCCCCTGAAGCTCCCGCTGGATGCCACCACCGAGCGCGGCGCCGACGCTGGACCCCTGCCTGCCCGCATCCGCGACCGTGCCCGACAGGCCGTCGAGGTTGACCGCGAGGTGGCTGACGAGATTCGGCAGGTCGATGTCGTCTGCCACGGGTCACCTCCTCGGCTACTGCATGCGGGCCATGTCGAGCAGGCCGGGGCCGGACTCCATGGCGGTCTGGGATGGTCGGTTGCCGCCGGTCTGGTGGGCGGCCTGGTGCTCGTCGGCCAGCGTCAGCAGCTGGCCGAGCGTCATGTCCCAGAAGTCCCGGGGAGGAATGTGGAGGGCACCGACCGCGAGGTAGTAGAGCTGAGACCAGGGGAAACCGTCTCGATCGAGGCCCCGGTCTTCTCCGGGGTGTCGTCGTTTCCCAGGGCCTCCAGGGCCTTCGAGAACGCGGCGTTGAACGCCTCGACGTACTGGCCGAGGTGGCCGGGGTGCAGCAGGTCGGCGAGGTCCACGCCGTCCGTGCGGCGCCGGTAGACGATGTCCCCCGAGATCGTCCGCTTGCCGTTGGTGTCCTGGTGCTCGCGGTAGTGGGGCTCGAACCCGCCGGGGCCGACGCAGCCCGCGCCCACCAGCTGCACGATCGGCCCGTACGCGGCGCCCTTGCCGCTGGTGTCGATGGCGTTCTGTACGTTGACGACGGACCCGTAGCGGGCCTCCAGAAGGGCGATGGCGCGCATGCTGTAGCGCAGTCCCACAGTGGTGCCGTCGGTGAGGGGGATGGTGCCGCCGTCGGCGAGCAGGTCCAGTCCTGCGGTCATGGTGGTGTCCCTACGTGAG